AAAAGAAATAGTTGAGTTCTTTCGTAAGATAACTAGTTATAACTGGATTGGAATTCGTTTATGCAGTAAGTCAGAAGCGAATAGAGTCTTTCGTTACTTTGTTGATGAAGAGTATAGTGTTCTTGATAAGCAATGGAAGAAGGAAAGATTCGCATCTGTCAAAGACAAGATGGGATTCACTGAAGCATTCTTTATGCCAGATCAGGGAATAGGTGAAGGAACTACAGATCTTGAAGTTAAACAAAAGTCTGAAGTTGCTACTAAAGCAGAATTACAACGTGCATTTAAAAAGCATATGGGTTCTAAGATGTCCAATAAAACTATCCTTAATAAATTCATTGAGCAAATAGCATGATTATTCAAGATGATGAAACTATTGTAACTTCTATTTCAAGGGTCATCCGCAGTACTGTGGCGACCCTTCCTAATTTAAAATATAAACACCCTGAATATCCAGAAATATTTCACAATGATATTCATTTAGTAAATGAAATGTGGACATGCGATGGTCTTCGTAAGATACATTTAGAGTATGGAGAAACAAAGAATTTAGAAGTGATGCATTGTGTATTATTTCCAGATCCTAAATATAAACTACCTATATTTGGTTGTGATATTGTTGCTAATGAGCATAGAGTAACTGCTGCTATTGTTGATCTATCTCCTGTTCATGGAGTGAAGGATGTTTATCAAAAGATAAAACCAATTTGTGAATCCTATAATGATTTTGATTATCGTAAGTTACCAGATTGGGCAGATATATTTTCACCCTATTGTAAGTTTATGAGATTGAATGAGGACTGGGAGAAGGTTAATTATTATGAAATACTTCGGAAGTATCTTGAAGTATATTGTGAAGCAGTTAATAATGCTGAGAAGGGATCTATGGAAGATACGTACAAACGTTATCAAGATCAAGTTTACTATTGTAAGAAACAAAAAATGAATAGGAAAACTGAAGCAGTTCTCAGTAAATGGTTTGATAAAGAATGGGCAGATAATTATATTGATAATGTTCTATTTGATAACCCACCACCAATGTTAACTTTATGAAAGAGATTAAATGGTCTGCACAGATCTTATTAAATTCAAATAGATTGACTAAAGTAGAATTCCTTTGTCATTCTAATTTAAGAGAAGATGCTGAACAGAAATGTAAAGCTCTTTTTGGTGTCTCTGATGTCCGTCAACTTAAGAGAGAGTGGACAGATTAATAAGTGTCCATACCATGTTGATTTCATAAGCCATGACTGTTATAATAGATGTATAAAGAAAACAAACAACCAATGGCTTTTGAACGCAAATTCACAGATGAAAATCTAATCGATTACCTTTCACAGTTTGGAAGGGAGATCACAGCAGTTAATGTTAAATCTGCTGCAGAACACCTTGGAGTTCAGGTTCAGAGTGTTACTAAAAGAATGAATAAGATTGGTCGTTTGACTAAAGTTGCTCGTGGTAAGTGGTACTTAACAGCACAAGATTTAATCAATGCTTATGAAGCACCTGCTGCTACACCTGCGATAGAAGTAAATTACATTCCTGATAAGGATCCAACTTATGTTCCTTTTGGTAATTTCAGTTCTATCAAAAAGATTATTAAATCTAAACTGTTTTATCCAGCATTTATCACTGGACTATCAGGAAATGGTAAGACCTTATCTGTAGAACAAGCAGCAGCAGATCTTAATAGAGAACTGATTCGTGTAAACATTACTATTGAAACAGATGAAGACGATCTTATTGGTGGTTTTAGGCTTGTTGATGGGTCTACAGTTTGGCATAACGGACCTGTCATTGAAGCACTTGAACGTGGAGCAGTACTCTTACTTGACGAGATTGACCTTGCCTCTAATAAGATTCTCTGCCTTCAGTCAATCCTTGAAGGTAAGGGTGTATTCTTGAAGAAGATTGGTAAGTATGTAAATCCTTCTGCTGGTTTTACAGTTATTGCTACTGCCAACACAAAAGGTAAGGGTTCTGATGATGGACGTTTCGTAGGAACTAATGTTCTTAATGAAGCATTCCTAGAAAGATTCCCAGTAACTTTTGAACAGGATTATCCTTCAGCAGCAATAGAGACAAAGATTTTATCTAATGTTGGATGTGACTTGCAATTTGCTGAAAATCTGGTAAAATGGGCAGGAGTGATACGTAAGACATTCTTCGATGGAGGAGTGGATGAGGTTATCACAACACGTCGTTTAGTTCACATTGTTCAAGCATTCCAGATCTTTGGTGATCGTTTGACTGCTATCACCAATTGTGTTAACAGATTCGATGATGATACAAAAGAGTCTTTCTTGGATCTATATACCAAGGTGGACGCTGGAGAGCAAGAGGAGGAAACTAATGCCAGTATATAGAGACTACGAGATACGTATTAATCTCAATGAATTAATTGAGAAACGTATACCATGTTGTGATCTGTTACATCCTGACCATTGTTTTACAGAGGCACAGATAGCACAGATAGCACACGACATTAATATGGATTTGGATTTACATCCAGTCTATCACCAGATAGATGAACACATTATGAGGTATGTGAAGGCTGCTGGTATTGACAATTCAGATCATTGGGTAGAACCTCATCTACCCGACTTGGAGGATTAATATGGGAAAAGATCTTGACCTATTAGATGGTCCCGACTATAATACAAATCCTATGCAAAAGTACAACGAAAAAAAACTTTTAAAAGAGATTGATGATTACATCAGTCAAACATACCGAGGTCATTATTCTGTAGGAAATGTACAGACTCTTGATCTAATTGATTCAGTCGGTGACGCAGAAGCATTTTGCAGAAGTAATGTGCTAAAATATGCATCACGATATGATAGAAAAGGAACAGCACGTAAGGACATCATAAAGATTATCCATTACGGATTGCTCCTATTACACTTTAACGATAAGCGAGAAGTTGCTAATCGTGCAAACGCAGGTAACCCAACTGCATTCACCGTTGATTATGACAAATGACTATGATTACTAAATCCACAATTGAAATTCTTAAGAACTTTTGTTCTATTAATAAATCTCTTGTTATCAAACCAGGTAATAAGTTAAGCACTCTTAGTATTAATAAGAACATCCTTGCGTATGCAGATGTTGAAGAAACATTTGATTCTCAAATGTCAATATATGATCTTGGTGTATTTCTTGGTGGATTATCTTTATTCGATCAACCATCTATTGA